AACCAAGTTGAGTGAAGAAGACCTTGAAACGGCCAAAGAAGCACTGGAATTAGGTATGCCAATCAGTAGAATACCCAAGTTGCTCGGCATCTCAAATACCGCGTTTGATAGGTTGCTGAAGCGCTCGGGAGATTTGAGTAAGCTGTTACTCTCTTGTAAAGAAAGAGGGGTTAAAAAGCATTTAGCGAATATTGCACGCCATGGCGAGCGCAATTGGCAAGCCAGTGCTTGGCTGGTGGAACGTTGCAACGGTACAGAGTTTGCCCAGCGTCAGCAAACTGGCAATGCTAGTTCAATCACCTTAAATCTCCAGAATGTCTTGACCGCACAAGCCAAACGACCAGCAGAATCTGGCAGCAAGTCAGTAGACGTTTGAGAATATGCCTATAAACGTGGGTTATTCTAGGACTAACTTGCTAGCTATGTAAACTAGCGTGTAGATTATGCCCGCCAAATCCTCCAAGAATCCCAAGGCCCAGGCTGACCCACCACCGGCCACCACCACCCCCCAGCCAGACGGAAGCAGTAACAGTCCCCCCTCTTCCAATAGACCTAAAACAAAAAGGGTTTCCAAGAAAGCTTTGGAGCAGAGCAAGACGTATGACTTGCAGTGGTTTCCGGAGCGGTGGTTGGGGGAGAAACCGTATGGTTGGCAGTTTGATGTATTGAAAGCGTTGAACTATCGGGAGAGTCGGGTTGCTTTGAAGGCGGCTAACGGGTCGGGGAAGACGAGTATGATAGCTGCAGCGGCTGTGGTTTGGCATGTGGTGAACTTTCCGGAGAGTTTGTGTGTTTGTACTGCTGGAGTGTTTAGACAGGTTGAGGGTGCATTGTGGCCTGCTATTAGGCGGTTCACGAATCAGATGACGAATGGGGATGGATTTGAGGTGACACAAAGTGGTTTAAGGTTTGTGAATGGGGCTAGGGCGATAGGGTTTAGTGCGAGTGACGCGCACAAGGCGGAGGGTTGGCATAGGCAAGGGCCGACGGAGAATTTGATGTTTATTGTGGATGAAGCGAAAGGCATACAGGATGAAGCGATCTTCCATGCTGTTGAGCGGTGTCAACCTAGCCGGTTATTGATGATGAGCAGTCCTGGGGCGGCTAGTGGGTTTTTCTATGAAGCCTTTACGAAGCAGAGAGACAGGTGGGACACGTTTACTGTCACGGCATTTGATTGTCCACATTTGACGAAGGGTTGGATTGAGGAACAGATAGCGACTTATGGGGAGAAGAGTCCGTTGATCCGGTCGATGATTTATGGGGAGTTCGTGGATGACAGTGATGATGGTGTGGTTTTGAGTTTACGAGAACTTGAGGAGTGCCTTTCCCAGCCCCCACCAAGGAGTGAGGGAATGAATGTGGCTTTTGTGGACTTCGCTGCTGGGGGAGATGAGACGGTGTTTTGTTTGCGGAAAGGCAATGAGATCACGGAGATGGAAACTTGGAAGGAACGGGACACGAACAAGACGATAGGAAAACTGATAAACCTTTTTGATAAGCACGGACTTGTGCCGGACGAGATTTACGGGGATGAAGGTGGATTAGGATTACCTTTGTGCGATGCGTTGATGGATGCGGGGTATGATATTCACAGGGTGAACTTCGGGGGCAAACCTTTTGACCCGCGCTACCAGAACAGGGGCGCGGAGATGTGGCACACTGGAGCGAGGACAATAGCGAGCAAAGAGGTGGTGTTACCGGAGGATAAGAAACTTCATCAACAGCTTGTGACCAGACGGGTGGAAGTAAACCGGCAAGGCAAGTTGGGGTTGGAACCGAAAGACAAGATGAAGCTGCGGGGGTTGGCTAGTCCCGACAGGGCTGACGCGGTGCTGGGAGCGATAAGTTGTGGGGGCGGTCTGGGAAGTAGCTGGGAAAGGTATGATGCACTTCAACGCCCCACCCTGACGCAGTTATACGAGGAAGCAGACGCCATGACCCAGAGCGACATCGCACCTGGGGGGATGTTCACAGGGTATTAGACAATCATTTTCCCTGCTTTTTGATTGGCAAAGAGATTTGTCGATCATGGGAGCCTTATTCGTCGTTATACGCTCCTACGGAGTTAATCCCCCCAATTAAACCCGTAAACAGATGGGAGCCTAATTAGCTGTAATAGGCTCCTTGACAGGTTCCGAAGTAAAAAACTGGAGGAATTTCGGAATACTTGAATCTTTTCTGAATAAAAATCGTCTATCCAACTATTGCGTTAACGTGTCACATTGTGTTAAGGGGGTTTTAGTGAGTGACGATGTGTTGGGCGTGGAGATCGCGTCAACGGCAGTCTTGGTGAGGTATTGCTTCAATTCGCCGCATGAATCAGAGTCACCCACTTATTTGAATTTATGAAACAACCAAACAAATACGGGCATATTAAGCCCACCAAGAAGGACATCAAGGAGGGGAAACCCGCCAAGGGGGATCGGCGCGGAAGGAGACGGGGAAGGTAATGCCAAAGCAACGCCCCAAAGCTCCCACTCACCGTGATGCCGTTTTTGCAAGCGACATTTTAGAGGCAAAGAGAGATCAGCAGCAGTTGGGGAGAAAAGCAGTTAAGTGGAAATTGCAACTCCAGAAAACCAAGAAAAAACTAGAGGGGAAAAGCGACCAACTTAAACAGCAAGACCCAAGCCGACAACTGTAATGAGTAAATTTACCAAGGCACAACAGAAAGCCCGAAAGAAAGCGGGGGGTTCCAATGTGGGCGAATACCCGAATGTAAAGAAGTTCGCTGGCCCCAGTGGCGGCGCACCTAAAGGGAGCTTCCCGATTAACACGAAGCAACGCGCAAAATCAGCCATTAAACTGGCGCATAATGCCCCGAATCCTGAAGGGATAAAACGCGCTGTCTGGAAAGCGTACCCCACCTTAAAGAAATGAGTCAGAAACTTTACAGCCTCATCATTGACGACATCAAAAGCCGAGCGCGTTGGGAGAAACGGCAGAGTTTATGGTATCGGATGAGGACAGACGGTTTGCGGCGTAAAAGCAAACCATGGCCCAATGCAGCGGATATGCATTTCCCGCTGATTGACACCACTGTTAACAAATTAAAACCGGCTTTCTTTCAGCAAGCCATGGGGTTGGATGTGCTTGCCACCTTTGTTCCCATGCGAAGCCAGATGGGCGGGTTTACCACCGCAGCAGAACAATGGTTTTCCTATAAGCTCCATGAGAAAAGTAATTACTCCACGGAGGTAATGAGTTGGATTGACCATATGCTTGTCGGGGGTCACGGGGTTATCAAGACCATCTGGAATCCGGACAAGAAACAGGTGGAATTTCAAGCCATTGATCCCATGCACATTATTGTGCCGCCGTGGACAAAGGAAATTGACGGGGCAGACCGCATTACACAGGTAATTCCCATGAGCTTGGAAAGCTACAAGCGAGCGGGAATCTACGACACAAGCAAGTCAGTGATAAACCGGATTGTCGGGAGTGAAGATGATGATTCAGGAATCAGTAATGAACTGAAGAACGACAAACTCCTGCGGGAAGGTTTAACCTACTCGCCGGACAAGGATCAAGTGGTGGTCTGGGAAGTCTACCAGCACAACGAGGAAGGTGAGTGGGAGATGGATTGCTTTTCTCCCCAAGCCCCCGATGTGAAGTTAAGGGAATCCATGAAGGTTCCCTATGACCACGGCCAACCTCCTTTCTCCTCTGCAAAATATGAGATCACAGACGGTGGTTGGTTCTCTCCACGCGGGGTGTGCGAAATGCTCGCACCATTTGAGGAGTCACTGACCAAGGCATGGAACGAGCGAATGGACGCATCCACCCTGCTCAACAAACCTTTGTTCAGGGCCGAGCGTGATTTACCCAACTCCATCAATTTACGGCTGAATCCTGGGCAGATTCTTCCCTTTGGAATTGCTCCGGTAGAGATGCCCAGTACCCCCATTGATTTTGACAAGGAGATGGCGCAAACGCAGTCGATTGCCGAACAGCGCGTAACGGTTCCGGACTACGGAATCATGGCAGACAGAGACCGCCGCACGGCCACGGAGATTGAGTCGGTTAACGCTCAAGCCCAACAAAACATGGACTTGCGTCTGCGCCTTTTCAGGCAAGCCTTGGGGGATTGTTTCCGTCAGGCATGGGGCTTGTTGCTCCAGTTTGACAAGAAAGATTTACAGTACCGTTTCCTTGAGGACTCACTGGCGATTGATCCTGCGGCATTGCATGATGAATACCAGCTTGAGCCACGCGGAGGCATGGACATGGTAAGCAAAGCCATGCTGCTCAACAAGGCAGTGCAAAGAAAGATGCTTTTCCAGAACAGCCCGTGGATTAATCAAGTTGAACTGGACAAATCAATTATCGAACTGGAAGACCCGTCATTACTGCCGCGTCTGGTTCAAGACCCGAACCAGAAACAGGGTGATGAGGTTGCAGACGAACAGAAGATTATCCCCGCTTTGATTATAGGCCAACCGTTCCCCGTGCAACAGGGCTTGGATTATCCGGCTCGCATCGGGGTTATCATGGCGTTCCTTGAACAAGCAAGACAAACGGGGATGCAAATTAGTCCACAAGGACAACAAGCCATTATTGGACGCTTGGACGGGTTACTGTCAGCCATGGAACAGGTGGACACGAACAATGCGCGGTCACTCCGCAAGGATGTTCAGGGCTACCTTGAATCGCTTGGAATGATCCCGTCAGAGCAACAAGTGCAGGAACAGCAAACCATGGAAATGGCACAGGCAGTTGCTCCCCAACCCCCTGCCCCACCGGCCCCTGCGCCCGTGGAGGAAATGGTGCAGGAAACCGACACGGTTGAGGAGGTTGTCGTGTGAGGATTTTAAGATTCATCAAGACCGCTTGGGCGTTAAGCCGGAGTCTGCCTTGGATAGATGAAGCTGAATGGGAGGCTGGTGATGTTAATTCACTACGCAACTTTCTGGTGTCCGGATCGGGGCGTAGGTTTCGGAGGATTATGTTGAACATGGTGTTGCGACAAAACGCGGCTGTTGTATCACAACGTGACACCGACCAGTTGACGTTTGAGGCAGGGTACGCCAACGGAATGAGAACCACGGTTCATGCAGTGGAGTCAATGGCTCGCAACTTGGAACCGGAAGAAGATTTACCATCGGATGTAATCGGGGTCGGACGTTCGATGAGTGAAGACCCCACAGCACGGTCTGTCTTTTGATTGCGTGGACAGAACGAGGATTAAGCGATCATAGGGAAGTATTGTATGCCAGAAGAATCCAGTGAAGTAACCGCTGAACAACTATTGGCCGCTGCCACGCAGTATGACGCTGCAGTGGAAGCGGGTGAAGAACCGAGTGTAGTCATCGAGCCTCCAGAGGAGGACGCGATTCCGCCGGTTGAAGAAAACAATGAGGAAGAAGCGGAAGCCCCACCGGAGCTTGAAGCAGACAATACGGATAACGAAGAGAGTTCATTGACAGAAGCCGAAACTCCGGAACCGGAGCAGAAGCCAAAGAGTAAGTACGCCAAGAACCGTGAGCGTTTGAACAAAACCTGGGCCGAAGCCAATGAGGTGAAGGAACAGAACAAGCGCGAGAAGGAAGAGATTGCAAGGGAAAAGGCGGAGATTGAAACCCTCCGCACCAAGTTGCAGTCCGGCTCCGATTACCGTGATGAACACGGTCACACGGCGAAGGACTACGAGGAAGCTGCCGAGAACTTCACGACTGAAGGTGATGCAGACCTTGCCAAAGCCGCCAAGGCCAAGGCGAGCGAACTGGAAAGCAAAGGCAAAGAGGTTCAGACTGAAAAGTTAAGAACTCAAGCCCAGCAGGAATGGAACGCGGGACGGGAACAACTCTACAAGGAGAT